CCGTGGACTACATCTAACGCCAGTTATACAAATCAAGGTGAAGCTATTTTAAAGCATACAACTTGTTCTGCCATACCTGCTAATACTTATATCAGCACTTTTGATCCTAATAATCGTCTTTCTTCAATAAGTGGTTCTCCTAGTGGTTTTGGACAAGTAAAAGATACCAGTATAATAAGTGCATCATCTGGTAGTGCTGAAATAGTTTCATCAGCACCTTCTTATGATATTTTATTTGGAAATTATTATGAAGTTGCAGATCCAGCTTATAATTTTACTATGACCTCAGAAACTGCAACACTTACAGACCTGTCATCTTCTGAGGATTTCAAGGTATTAGATTACATTTAATTATGCTCGGAATTTTAAAAGACAACAAAATTACTGAATGGCCGATAGATGTTATTGATTTAAGAGTCAAGTACCCAAATACAAGTTTTCCTGATGACATAACTAATGCAGATTTAACAAGTTATGGAGTTGTTGAAATTAAAGAAGTAGCAAAACCATCTTATAATGCACAAAATCAAAAAGTTTCAGAAGGTGATCCAGTTTTAGATGGTGAAACGTGGAAACAAAGTTGGACAGTTACATCTTTAACCAGTGATGAAATAAGTGTTAAAACAAATGAACTCTGGGAAAGTATTAGAAATTTTAGAGATGAGTTATTAGCAGAATGTGATTGGAGGGCTTGTTCTGACAGGACAATGAGTGAAGATTGGAAAACCTATCGTCAGGCTCTTAGAGACATTACAACGCAATCAGATCCATACAATATTACATGGCCGACAATACCAAGCTAAATATGCAGATAGAAGGCTTAAAGAAAAAATGTAGATATTGTGGTGAGATTTTTATAACAATGGAACAAAGAAAAAAATATTGTTCTGCAAAATGCAAAACTAAATTCCACCGAAATAAATTAATTACTTAGTTTTTATTGGAATATTCCTATCAAGCAATCCATATATGACACGCAATGGTGCAAGTCCTATAATTAAAAAAAGTACCATTAATGTTATTGGTACGCTTGCTTTAATCAGTGCATCACGAATCATGCTAAATAAAATCTCATCTATTCTGTCCATTTTATCATTTGTTATTTCCATAACAACTATTGGTGCTGGCTACGCTGGCTACAAATGGCTGACAAGTCCACAGTTTGAAAAAATGATGATGGATAAAGTACTGGAAAAGGTATCAGGAATGATGCCTAAAGTATTAGATCAGGGCTTACCAAAAGCTACAGGCCCATCTATGCCCATAATCAAATGAAGTGTTATTGGTGCGATACCGAATTAATAATCGGTGGTGACATTGATATTGAAGAAGGTATGAATGGTTATCCTGAGTTTTCAGTGATGACTAATTTATCTTGTCCAAAATGCTTTTCAGAAGTAGAAGTATTGAAAAAACGAGATGCCTACGATTAAAGTTCCAGATATAAAAATCCCTGAAGTAGATATACCAGAAACACCACTTGTACCAGAACACGTTTTAACAGGGAATATTCCTGGTTGTAATTTATATCACAGAGATTTAGAAATAACTAATAATCCAAGTATCTTATATAACGACAGAAAAGCATACATAACTTGTCCAGAAGGAGAGATGCCTTCTTTTAATCCGATAGAATATGACGAACAAAAAATTATTAAGACAGTAACTCCCACACAATCAGAGCAACAGGCTATATACAAACCGCCTATTGTTCCTCCATTAGTAAAAAAGAAAGAAACTATAGAACCACCACCATGTCCAGATTTATCTCGTGTGTTGCCTGTGGGAAGTTTTACATCAGACTTAAGAACTGAGAGGATTATTGGGTATAAACGTGCTAAAAATGATGTAGATTGCATACCAATTCTTGAAGAAGTCACTTTCATTAAATCGGTACTACCTACGCCTAGTGCTGCTCTTAATGTCGTTACTATTAGTCTCTTGGCTGCGAGTAGCCCAGCTATTTTGGCTCTCTTAAAAGGACTTTCTAAGACTGTTTTCAAAAAGGTGCTGACAAAGAAGAAAAAAGATGTAAAATAATACATAAGCAACCAGACCTGATAAAGAGTAGATTAAGTTCTACCACCTCACTGTCAGAGCGTCAGTTGCTTATTTTATTTTATGAGTATGTGGGATAACTTGATTTGGAACGGTTGTTAAAACCACGTTACGGCAACTGACAGCATCATCTCCTACATATTTAACACCAAGTTTCAGTTGTTCGGCACATATTTTAAGACGGTTGAGATTGACCTCAAGTTTCTTAGCATCAAGCATAAACTCCTGATATTTCCTATATGTTTGGGCTGCTTCTAAACATTCCTTGTTAAAGTTTTTGCCTAGAGGTATTTGAAAACTGGCAGTAATTCCATAATTTAGGTTATATACTGTCTGGTCTAATCGTTCCTGTTCTGCAACATATAAAATGTGCCCAGGATTAAGCAACTGGCCTGTATCACTGTCTTTTGCAGTGTCATAAATATTGGTTCGAGAGACTGTACTTCTTGGCAA